ATTAGAAGCCCTCGCCGGGGATGATGTGGAGGGAGCCGCCCGCCGCGCTGCTGATGTGCGCGACGAACTCGTAATCGCGGTTCTTCGTCACGACGATCTTCATGCCAGGCATGATCGTGTAATCGCCGTTGAGCGTCGCCGTGACGGCGTTCGTGTTGCCGAAGGCAACGGATACGCGCGTAGCGCCGAGGTTCGTGAGCTCGACGGCGTTCGAGTTGTTCGGGAAGGCCGTCGTAGCGCTTGCGACGCCGGGCGAGAGGAGGAGCCCGTTGCCGAAAGCGGGCGCGAATGCTTGCAGGTAGTAGCTCATGGAGTGGCCCTGGATCAGATGAGATAGGTGGGAGCGGTGAACCGAATGGTCTCGCCTGCGGACATCGAGTACGTCGGGCTTCCATTCTTGAAGAAGACCGCCGAGAAGACGATTCCGAGCTTGTAGAGGTAGAAAATCCAGCCGTCGCCGACCATGTTCCCGAGCGCCGAGTTTTCCGTCGGAACGATTGCGGCGGGGAAGTTCGTGAAGCTGTCCGTCGCCGACGTGAAGGTGAACGACGAGGCCGCCGCAACCGAGATCGTGATGCTGGTCGTGACCTGATTGCCGACACGCTGGTAGCGCCCTGCGAAGGTCACGGTGCCGACGATGCCCGCGCCGTTGTAGACCGGCGTAAACGTCCCCTCGTCGTAAGCGTCGAGCACGTTCGGATCAGGGTTGCCCGGCGCTGCCGAGAGGCGCACGCCTTGACCAGTGCCGCCTGCGTCGAAGACGGTGTTGTTCGTTGCAAGCTCCACGTTCCCAGTGGGCGAGATGCGGAGGCGGTCTGCGGTCGTTCCGGCGCTGGTCGTCTGAAAGTAGAGCTCGGACGCACGAGCGGCTGCCCAGTTGCTTGTCGCGCGTGCGTAGACGTTTGCTGCAGCGAAGAAGTCTACTCCGTTGTGTCCCCAGAACGACAGCGCACCGATGCGATCGCCTGAAAGCAACGCCGCTGGGGCCGCGAATGTTCCTCGGGCCGTCGAGGCTTGAAAAACAGTCTCGCATGTCGCCGCAAAGGCTCCCGCGTAGTTGTACGCGCGGAAACCTGGGAAGCGTGCCGCGGTCGACGAGGAGTTGATCGCGTTGAAACCGTTTGACGAATCGGCCGCCGTGGCCTGCGCGGTGCCGTAGACCGTCAATCGGTCGCCGGTTGGGACTCCGCCGATACTAACCGCGGTGCCGTTGTCGCGCACGATCGAGTCGCCGAGCGTCGTCGGGGCCGTCCACTTCGGGAGGTAGTTCGGCGTGCCGGAGCCGACGCTCGATGGCTTCGTCGTCGTGTACCACGCCGTCGAGAGCACGTCGTAGCGCAGCGTCAGCGCGGCCCCTGCCTGAATGCCCGTCGGTGCGCCGTTGAGCGCCGTAGCGCCGTTGAGCGTGAAGGAGAGCGCCGTTACCTCCTGCGACGTGTAGAGCACGATCTCTTGCCCGTCGGCGGCGCTTGCCGCAGGCGGGAGCACGATCGTCCCCGTCGCCATCGTGCCCGTCGGGGTGAGCAGCACGAAGAGCGAGTTCGCCGTCGTCGGAAGCGGAAGCGTGAACCCCGCAAGCGTCGGCGACGCCGTGATGCGGGTGTACGTCGGGTCCATCCACGCGCTTTGGATGTACGCGAGGAGCGTCGACGCAGACGCCTTGCGCGCGTCTCCGCTGCCGGAGACGTAGACGGGGAACTGGTCGGAGCCCGTGATGGTGTTCGTCGAGGCGAGTTCGTTAATCGTCGGCATGGTTCACTCGAATTCGATGGGGCCGTCTTGGCCCGCGAGGAGAGGCGAAACGGGCTCGGGCAGGAATGGATCGCCCTGGTACGTCCAGGGCTTGTTGCCCGCGCCTGCGGGCATCGTGCCGGGGAGCTGCATCGGCGTCGGAGTCGCGGCGCGAACCATGATCGTGTTCAGCGCGAAGTGCGCCGTCGTCATCGTCGCGGGGAGAACCTGCTTGCCGTAGCTTGGAGCGATTCGGCACGCGAGATTCGTGATGATGGCCTCGTTCGCGCGGTCGGGCACGTTCGTCTGCGCGTCGAGGTCGCTCGCCTGCGGCGACCCTGGGAGCGGGTAGCCGAGACGAATCCCGCGCTCGTTCCAGTCGGCCATGAGCGCGTCGAGGCGACGCAGCGCGCTCGTGAGGTCTTGCGGCGTGAGGTTGAAAACGTAGTCGGCGAGGCCGATCTCCGTGAACGCCGCCTCGATGAACTGGCGCTTCGAGTAGCCCATCACCCGGCCTCGAGAGCCTTCGCGAGCTCGGCCATCAATCGCTTGTCGCTCCAGCGCCCATCGACCTTGAGGCCGATGTCGGCGGCGTGCGCCTCGAGCTCGGCGCGCGTCGGCGCTACGTCATCCGACGCAGGCTCAGGAGCGGCGACGGGCTCGGGAGCTTGCGTGGGCTTGCCGTCGCGAGACGTGACCCACCCTTGCGCGAGGCGCTTGTCGAACGTGCGTGCATCATGCACGCGCTCGGAGACGACGCGACCGGCGACCCTGCGGAAGACGAAGCACGGCGCACTCACTTCGCCGCCTTCTTCGCCTTGCGGGCGGTGTTCAGCGCGATGGCGACGGCCTGCTTCTGCGGCTTGCCCGCCTTCATCTCCGTCTTGATGTTCTTCGAGACGGACTTCTTCGAGTAACCCTTGACGAGTGGCATGACGCGCACGGTAGCACGCGCAAAGCAAAAAAGAAGGAGCGACCGAAGCCGCTCCCCCTTTCGCTCAATCGCCGGTTTTCACTGGTCGAAGAGCAGGATGCCGCACATCTCGGGGTTGAGCACGGCGGTGCCGTAGAGCACGTCCACGCGGTACTGCGTGAGGCTCGACGCGATCGCGAATTGCTTCTGCATCACCACCTCGATGCCCTGGTCGGTGGTCGCGCGCATGACGGCGACACCGGCGTTCTCCGGGATCGCGAGGCGACCGGGGAGGAGCTCGATCGCCGACTTGTGCCAGAAGCAGTTGTAGTCGGCGGTGGCGGTGTTGAGGAAGCTGATGGACGCAGCCGCGAGGCCAGCGCCCGCGCGATCGCAGTTCTGGTACTGGAGTTCCGCCTGCGTCGGCGCGTTGTCGGCGCTGATGATCGGCGGCGTGATGACGACGGTGTTCGCCGCGCCAACCGAGACAACGCGGAAGGTCTTCGGCTGACCCGTCGGCTGCTTCGTGATGAGGTGGACCGCTTCGATGCCCTCGATCGTGAACGCATCGCCAGCCGCGACGCCGACGTTGCTCGAAAGCGTGATGGTCTGGAAGCGGTTGTCGACGTTGAGCGTGCCCGCGGTCGTCGTGCTGTACGCCTGCGGGACGTAGTTCACGTTGCCGCCAGCGTTGAGGGTGTTCACCGTAAGCGCGCCGCCAGCGTACGCCGTCTTGCGAAGGGCGTAGTCCTGCTTGTAGGTCTCGAAGGACGAGACCATGCCGACGTAAGCGCGCTCGAACGCCTTGTCGGAGCGGTTCTGCGCACCGAAGGAGCGCGTGGTGCCGACGACGTTGCCCGCGAGGCCGTTGTAGCTGCGCGAGGAGAGCGAGAGGTAGCGGCTGTCGCCCATGACGCCGGTCTCGTTCATGAGCGAATCGCAAAGCGCGATGTCGTCGAACGAGCCCGCGGGGGTCGCCGTCGTGACGACGAGCGAGCCGAGCGAGGTGGCGGCCTGCATCACCGAGAGGTTGATGTCGGAGGCGAGCTTCTGGTTCGCGCCAGCGGCGAGACGGCCTTCCTGAAGCGCGTCGCGGAGCTCGACGCTGTTGAGCCCCCACGCCACGGTCTTCGTGTTCGTGATGCTCGCTGGGACGCTGAGCTGCTCCTTGTCGGTGAACGACACGGGCGAGCCGGGCGTGCTCGTGACCGAGGTCATGATGTACGGCTGCGGACGCCAGATGGTTCCGTAGTTCGGCGACACCGTGGACGGGAACGCCGTCGTGCGCGCAGCGTCCGTCTGGTTGTAGTTGTAGACGTTGACGTTGCGGCTCATCACGAGCGCATCGTTGAAGCCTTCGAGGAGCTGCTCGAACGCGACTTTCTCTTCCTTGCTGAAATCGTTTGCCATTGTCTTTTCCCTTGAAAATTACTTCGCCTGCTTGGCCTTGAGCTGCTGCTTGTAGCGGAATACCTGAGTGTAATCCCCTGTGCGATCAGCGTCGGCACGCAGGCGCTCGAGTTGCGAATCGACCGAGCCCGACGTGCGAGTGTTGCTCTTCACGACGGTCTCGGGGGCGGATGCGGGTTTGCGCGGCGTGACTTTCAATTGAGTCTCCAGCTTCGACACCGCGAAGGCGAACTTCACGGGGTCGGTGATGGCCTTGAGTTCCTTGAGCTTCGCGGGGTCTTTCCCGATGGCGTAGGTGACGAGAGCGGGGTTGTCCGCGCCGCTGACGATGATGCCCTGCTGGGTCACGTCGAGGGCGTCGGTGACGGCGTGTTCGGCCTCTTCGTAGTCGCGCACGCGAAGGGATGCTTTCGCCTTCGCGTACCCGTCGAGGCGGGCTTGCCACGCTTGCCGCTGCGTCTCTTCGGCCTGCTTCTGCTTCGTCGCGTGCTCGTCGTGAGCGCGCTTCCGCTCGAACCATGCCGCGAGTGCGGTCTCGTACTTCTCCGCGTCGTAGTCGAGGTCTTCGAGCTTCGGCTTCGCCCCGAGCGTCGGCGGTGGTGGCTCGACCGGCGCTGTGGCTTTTAGCTTCCCCTCGTACTCGCGCACCTTGCGCTCTTGCTCGCGCAAGAGCTTTCGCAGCTTGTTGACGAGGCGGGGATCTTTCTCCTCCTCGACGGGCTGCGGCGGCGGTGCGTCGCCTACGCTCACGATCACTTCGTCCTCGACGGCATCCTCGTCTTGCTCGGGGGCCTCGGCGGTCTGCTCGCCTGCGGGCTCCTCGACTTCGACTTCGGGGGCGGTCTCTTCGGCCTCGGTGGTCGTCTCCTGCTCTTCGGTTGTCATCACACGTCGCGCTGCTACTCGGGCATCGGCTGCCCGGCTGCCGGTGTCGGCGGTCGCGCGGAAGTGGCTCGCGCGATCGCTTCTGCCGTCTTAATGGCTTGACTCTGCGCGGAAATGTTGACGTTTGCAAGCGTCTCGACGGTCTTCGCCTTCGTCTCCTCGCTCTTCGCGATGGCGAGCGCCGTGTCGGCCTGCGCCTTCGTCGCGCGCGCCTGCATCTCGGCGGCTGCACTCTGCAAGTAGAGCGTCTGCGGGTCGGGCTGCTGCTGCTGCGCGGCGGCGGCCATCTGCTGCGCCTCTTCATGCGTCGGTTCGAGCACGCCCATCGTGACGAGCTTCTTGCGGAAGAACGGGCGCACGTCGGTCATACCCTCGCC